TTTCCGTGTTTGCGCGTGCCTTTCGGATAGACGTAAAGGGCTTTCCCGTCCGATGTGGCCTTGAGCGTCTTGTCGTATGTGACGCTTTGCGCCGTCTCGCCTGTGCTATAATCGCCCGCGAGCATGGAGCGCGCCTCCGCCTCTTGCGCCGCCGCGATAACCTCGGCCTCCGCCGTCAGCATTTCGAGGATAGTTGCGTCCGGGATTTCGGCTATCGCCCCCATATCGCCCAAAAGCTCCTCGAGCCCGCTCGTCGAAATCTGCGCCATTATTCCACCCCCGCCGCGTCCTCGCACTCGAAAACGTAGTGTTGCCCGGTCGCGTCGGAGGCTGGCGTTACGCTCGGGCGCGTGAATCCGGCGGCGACAATGCGCCGGGAGATTTCCCGCCGGAGCGCGACCGTGTTTTTCTCATGCGGCGCGTACAAATGCACGCTCACGAGTACGCGGTAATGCCCCGCGTCGTCGTCGGCGTAGTCGTCCGGGATTTCGGTATAGGTGAAAACGATGTACTCCGCGTTCGTCCCCTTGTAGGTGTTCGCGGCGGCTTTGTCGCGGAGGAGGCCGTCGAAAGCCTCGACCAATCTCGCGTCGATGCTCATTCCGTGACCTCCCTAAATTCCGAGCAATTAAGCTCGTACATTTCCCGAGCCTCCGTATATGCCCGCTCCACCTTGTACCGCTTTCCGTTCCAGACGAGCCGCTCTTGACCTGTATAGTCGGCGGCGCGTAGCTTTACCGTGATTGCGATTGTCACCCCGATTTGTTTCGCGGCGTAGAACTCCGAGCGTTTCGCCGATTGAACGTCCGCGAAAACGTCCGTCGCCTCGACCGCCTCGCTCGGGTATCCCTCCGCGTCTGTGCCGTGTGTGACGGCCTCGAGCGTCACAATGTCCCGCCAATACATGAGCTATACCTCCTCGCCCTTGATGTACTTTTCCGAGAGCGTGAGGCCGTTTCTCTGCTCTTTGTACGAGGCGCGGTACTTCTCCGAGTCCTCGTTATCGAGCCCAAACTCGGCCTTGACGTATGTCCCGACCGCCCGCAAGATAAGCGCGTCGGTCTCGTCCTCCGCCTTGGCCTCAATAACGCCGCCGAGCACAAGGTCGGCTCTGGCGGCGTTAATGAGGTCTTTAATCTCTGCGTCGTGGGCTGTCGTGGTAAGTCTCATGTACTGCCGGATGCTCGTTAGGTACGAGTCTCCGATAGCCATTTAGAGACCTCCTTACGCGGTAGCTTTCGCAAGATGCACGAAAGCGCCGAGCCCGGCGGCGGGCTTGCTGTCAAAGACGCAAGAGCCGAGGAAGTCGATGCTGTTCGTGGCGAGGCCGGAGTGTTCGCTCTTGACGACCGTGATGTCCTGAGAATAGTTCCCGATGATGTACGAGAAGTCGCCGAGATACGCCTCGTTTGCCGGGACGGAGCCCGTAAAGTAGACCTCCGCGCCCATGATGTAATACTTGCCGTTGGCAAACTCGATAAGATTGTTTTTGCTCTTATCCATCAGGGGGAAGAAGTCGGAGAAGAAAGTCGCCTTTCTCATAGTCCAAACCGCGTTGCGCTCGTACCCGTTGCCGAGCATACCGTACAGGGCGACGACGTTCGCCTCGGTGAGAGAGCCGCTCTTTGTGACCGTGATTTGGTCGGTTCCGTCGGTGTATGCGCCGGATGCGCCCTTGCCCGCGATTTTCACGCCGCCGGGCTCGGAGCTACCCGTACCCGCAAAGATGTAATACTCGATTTTGCGGGCGAGGTTCTCGGCGACTACCTCGACGATGTAGCTCTCAAAGGCGGACAGCGCCATAGCGGAGCACGCGCGGGAGGCTTTTACCAGCTTCACGACCTCGTAACCCGTCAGAGAGACGGACTTGAGAGCGTCGCTCGCGGCGGTAATAGCCGCGTTCTCTGCGTGGATAGCCGCGTCCTCGTTCACGTCCTCGACGGCAAACTTGAAGTTGCCGGGAACGTGGAAAATCTTGCACCGCTGGATAATGGGCGCGACCTCATACATTTTCTTGATGATCTGATTTGCGGTCGTTTCCGGGATGATGGGGAGGGCGGAGTTTGCGGCGGTCGTGTACGCGCGCTTTTACGCCTCGTCTAGCGCCTTGCCCTGTAAGGTCTTGAGCCATGCGGAGCGGTACAACTTCTCTCCGTCCGGCTCCTCTGCGGAACGCTGGACGGGATTTGTCACGCTCATGGGAGGCGTGCTCTGATTGCCGGAGTTTAACATACGCTCGATGCTCTGCCGCCGCTCGAGCCCCTCGTCCTCCTCGTTGAGCTCGCGGAGCTCTTTCTCGAGGGCCTCCATATCGGCGTTGTCGTCGTCGGTAATCAGCTTGCGAATTTCCGCCTTGCGGTCGGCGATTTCCTTACGTCTTTTCTCGATATTCATAGTTTTACCTCCAAAAAGTTGTTGTTTTAGTATGTCAAAGCTAAAAGTTTCTTTCGCCTCCGGGCTTGCTCCAAAGCCGCAAGCTCTTTCGCGTGCTCCTCCACGAAAAAGCTCCGAGCCGAAATAGACGTATCGTTATACGCGGGAATGTCCACCGCCGAAACGTCATATAGCTTTTTGACCTTTGTAATCGTCCGGGTATGCGTTACGCTGTCGTACTTCGACTCGCGTACAGAGAACGAAAAGTACATTTTATCGACGTACCCGCCGCCGATTTCCTCGTATAGCTCGCGCCCGGCGGTCGTACCAGACAAGTCCGCCGTAATGTCTACGCCCCGGTCGTTAATGTCGAGCGTGAGCGTCTTATTTCGGAGCCGGGCGACCACCTTTCCACCGTGGTTATAGTTCATAATCACGTCGGAGAGGTCGCACCCCTCGAACGCCCGGCGGTCGATAACCTCGAAATACTTCACGCCGTCGCACTCATAGAGAACGGTCGGCGTATCGAACACGACCGCCGTACCCTTGACGCGGTACTCCTCGGAGCCCTCCTCTCGAGGGACGAGGCTAAAGTCCTGTAAAGAGCGGTATTCCCGCCCGTCTTTGATTGTCATTCGTTGCCCTCCTCTCCGCCGTCCGGCGGCTCGTTTCCGTTTCCCTCTGTGCCGTCCGTGCCTGTTTGATATTTGTCCGCGAGCTCGGCGTTTACCATGTTGAGCGTTTGGACTCTCCGCGCGCCCTCCTCGCCGCCGATGGTCGGCATATCGAACATGGTAAGGATTTGGTCGAGCGTCGCCGCGCCGATTTCGGTAAGGAATTTCGCGGCGCTGACCTTTTCCGGGAGCGTGGCGAACTGAATCGAGTTGGAGGAGAATACGATACGGTTTCCGTGTCCTATCTCCCGCTCCGAGAAAATGCAGTTTGTGAAAGCCTGTGTCAGCTTGTGGAAGAATGGAGCAATCTCTCCCGTGTAAAAGGCCGACTCTTGCGCCGGGGTCGCTGTGTTCTCGACGATTTCCTTTGATACCCCGAAATAGTCGTAAATCTCCTCTTTGACGTATTGGAGTTGCGTCGAGGGGATAGGCGTTGTTTTGTCCGTGATAGGCGTATAGTCGTATTTCGCATCTGTCACGATAACGCCCGCGCCGTTGTTCTCCATGCGGAGATTGTCCCGGATAAAGTCGTCGCGCCGCTTGTTCAAGTCCTCCGTCTTGACGGCGTTGGAGACCTTGAGCACGCCACGCACCACGGCTATCAACTCCGCGAATTTGCTCATAGACTGATTGAACGTGTTCGCGGTCTTTAATACCGTGTCCAGAGGCTTGTTATCGTCCCCGAAAACGTCGTTTTCGAGGAAGTGCCGCCGAATGTGGATAAGCCGGGAATACTCGCAAATGTACGAGTTTCCCGTCGCAAAGCTAAAGCGGCAATACATAGTCCCCATGTACTCCAATAGCTCGAATCGCTGTGCGTTTATCGGGTAAATCGCCTCGAGCCTGTTCATATCGTCAAATACCGGGTACGCTATCGCGTTGTTGTAAATCTTGTATTGCGCCGCGAGCTTGTAATAAAAATCGGAGGCCGTCATATACGGGTTTGGTTTGTACTGTAAAACGCGGTCGATATAGTCGTTTACCGATACCGTCGTCTCCGCCGACGCGCGGACGTGCCGGGGCTGTGCCGTCGATACTCTGCGAGCGAAAGCGTCCACCGCCGAGCGCACCGTATTTATGTCCCATGCGTTCCCCGTGTACGGCGTAAAGCTGGACTCCCACGAGCTCAAGAGCCGATACGCCGAGTATTCCCGGTTATCGTCCCGTTTCGCTCCGAATATCGTTTGAAAAAGCCCTCGTTTTTCCCTCATGCACTCACCCCACAAGATACATATAGTCCTCAAAATCGCGGACGTAGATAACCCACGCATTGAGGAGCGATACCATACCGTCGATACGCCGTTTCTCCGTGATTTTCACGGGCTGGATATTGTTTACCCCGCTCTTTTTCGACGCTGTGTTGGACAGACACCACACGAGGACGGGATTTTTGTTGTAATTGACCTTTTTGTCTGTGAACGCCGCGCCCATTTCTCGCATAGGCTGAGACCATGTGAAAGGCCCTTGCGCGACAGCGCGCATTTCAAAGCCGTTCGCTTTCATTTCGTCCACCCAATACCCGGCGAGGGCGCGGTCGTAACCGACGGCGAATGTGTCTATTTTGAACTCGTCCCGCATCTGGCAAAACCACTCCGTCACGAGCGAGTAATCGACGCGCGCGCCGTCGCATATCGTGAGGAGTCCGCGCTCCGCCCATATCTTGTACGGCGCTTCTTGCGTGTTGTGCTCGTCGAGCTGGTCTATCTTCTTTTGCGGTAAAAAATAATGCTGGATAACGTAAATCGTCGGGTCGTCGCTACTTCGCCGTATCAGCAGAGAGGCGCACGTTAAATCGGTCGTCGCCGATAGGTCGCACCCGCCGACGGCGTAGGTGTTGTAAACGTCTTTCATGGTAAACGTCGCGTCGCTCTTTATGTCCTCAAACGAGAGCCACACGGCGGCGGCGACCTCCGCGACGTTGAAGTCCTTGCACAAAACGCCC